CAACCTTAACAGGTTGTTCGTCCCGAGGTTCACGAATATCAAGACACGTAAGATTATCGCAAAACCCATAATTGGGGATTACGAAATCAGCCGAAGGAAAGAAATTTTCTTCTAACCTTCGAGTCCAAGTTCGGAATTCAAACTTCGGATTACCGACGACAGAATCTGCCGTCTGACCTGGACCGTGCTTTGGAACTAACTCACCTCTCTCGATAAGAGTATCGAGAGATGAAAAGAGCGTTCCAAAAAGAAGAGAGGCAATATTGTCAAATGAATCTAATTCAGATGACGAGATAGCCGCGCTCTTCTTCCTAACATCGTCTTCACACTCAACATACTTTCTAAATGCACGAGTAACACGCTTTTTTGAGCATGTTATCTCGATCTTCTTACTATAAAGGCAAATCTGCCGAATATAGTATATAGCATTATGACTAGGATGTTGAAGTATGAGGCCGCTATTCTGGTTGAACACTTGCGAGGTCAAACCCTGAAGAAATGAAGGGAGAGACAAGGTTTTCCTAAAGCTAGGAAAATCGGAGCTCACAACAAAACCTTTGTCCAGACATCTTTCGAAGTCTGCACAAAAGTCAGGAAGGGTTATCGTCAAAAAGGATAGCCCCTCGTGTTCAACACGCTCAGAGATTGTTTGAAAATCTCTAAGGGTGCTCGTACAACACCACCTGCTTGCATCATCTAGCAGGCACTTGTAGAGAGGTAATAGGCTTTTCATAGTTACTCCTTAAAGAGATAGCTATCCTAGCCTACGGCCCTGACCACAAAGAATACAACGATTACTTCTCACCTCCAAGGAGTTGAAGAACCTTGGCACCCGAAGAAGCAGTAAGATAGGTCATAAACCCATCAGTAACTTGCTTCTGCTCCGTGACCGTATAACCTACGGCTGGGACATCGACAACCAAGTACGCGGACATATTATATTTCGCGTTCAAGGAAGAGTCGAAGGGGTTTGCGGCAATCTTGGAATGATCCAAGCGGATCAATCTACGGAAACGGCCTGAGCCGCTCTGTGATTGACCGATTGTCTCCTTTACAAGACTGTCGGAGGTGACAAAGATCCCTTGAGGATCTTGGTCAGTGCGAGCGAGCGAAAGCGCGACCGCATTGATGGTAATCGTTTGTGGGTCAGAAAAAGCCATAGAAGCCTCTCAAGGTTTGAGTGAAAGAAAACTATAGGAATCTCTTAGCTCGGGAAATCCCGAGAGCGGAGGCTATAGCTACTTGCCTCGCCGTAAAACTGGCGGGGTTTAGCCCAAATCCAAATGGTGTCGCTTTGCGGCGTGCCTTTGTCTCTTTAAAGATGACATCGACAAGTGTAGGAACATTCCGGTCTGAAAGCCGGGCCCCGGTAAGACTATAAACTGTCTTTTCGGTTTTATGTTCCATCACATACCCGTAATGCATAACAAGGCCATCGTGGGTAAATGCAGATATGTTGTGAATGATATCACCCATATTTGATTGCCAATCGCTGGCCCAGCTCCAAGGAGCTAAGTTCCAAAGTAGCGCGGGAGTGAGGCGAAGACCAAACAATTTATTGGCATAAGCCTCATACCGCGGAATCCAGCCAGTAATGCCTGGACTCAACGGAGGAACATAGTAAGTGAACGCACCAGAAAACCACACCTTATGGGTAGTGGAAATAGTTCTGGTGAGGACACCACCTTGGACAAGTGTGTCAGGCGTTGGGAAGGGGCCAAAGCCACTTCCCAGGTTTGCAGACACACTTGTCGATAAGTTAAGTATATTCTTTCGGCGCCTTACATGACGTCCAGAATCACGGACGTATTGAGTAAGGATTTTATTCTGATCTCGAGAAGTCTTAAAGAAATTCTTGATATCACGAATAAAAGGAGCCCAACCAAATTCAACAGCGAGATAGGCATTAGAACCTGTACTCGCCATGTTTTTGTATGCCTTGGCGCGATTCTTCCAAGCGGAAGGATTCACGGTAGGGACATCACGGAGCTCGCCTAAGAATACCCCCATATCTACGACAGGATTCGTGGGAAGTACAGCAGCAATAGCTGACGTACCCAACGCATCCAACTGTCCATTTGTAGACGGAATAATCGCCTGACCAGGCCCTGCGTTAAAAACAGAAGCCGAGTTAGCGCAATAAACTCCATCATTCAAAGTGTACAGATTAGGTAATGAATTCTTACGGGAATTACAAGACCAGAGAGCCGGCTGAGGATAGACTTTAGCAACGAGAAAATCGCTGCCAGCGTCGAACCTAGAGCCGATTAACTTCATCTTGTTACCCTTAGAAGTCAAAACGCCGTCGTA